AAATGAGCAAATCTATTTTGCCCTCGACTGGAACAGTCGGTGACGTCGCAACGTCTTTGCCTCTTGGAATTTATGATTCTTCAACATCTTTTCTTTCTGGTGCGGCCGATCAGGTTGCTTACACATATAAGAAGTTGGGTGGAGATGTACTAGACATTGAATTAAAGGCCAGCAATGTTTATGCTAATTATGAAGAGGCCGTCTTAGAATATAGTTATTTGGTGAATCTTCACCAATCAAAAAACATGCTTTCGGATGTTCTTGGTCAAGCCACCGGCACTTTTGACCAGGACGGAAATGTTATATCCGGACCAGAAAATGTAAATTTAAAATATCCTCGTGTTATGTTCGAATATGCGAGAAGAGTTTCTGATGGTTTCTCCTTCGAGGCAGGAATAGGGGGCACAATTCCCATTTATTCCGCTTCGTTCAAGCTCGAAGAGGGGAGACAAGATTATGACCTGCAATCAATCATTTCAGGGTCCTCGGCAACTGGCGTAGGTCCAGACGGCGAACCGGTTGAGTTTGACGGGGTTGTTGAGGACAAAAGAGTTATAGTTAAAAAAGTCTTCTTCAAGACACCAAACGCTATGTGGAGGTTTTTTGGCTATTTCGGCGGCCTGAACGTTGTTGGAAACATGAATTATTATGGACAATACACGGACGATTCATCTTTTGAATTGATTCCGAGTTGGCACAACAAACTTCAAGCAAAAGCCTTTGAGGATCACTTGTGGACAAGATTGTCACACTATTCTTTCGAATTGAAAAATAATAAATTGAGAATTTTCCCACAACCAGACTTATTGAGCACCTATCAGTATATGTGGGTTGAATTTTCAGTTATACCAAACAGTTGGGACAATCCGCCAGATTATAAAGACGGCGTAGATGGGATCAATAACATGAATACGATTCCATTTGATAATATTCCATATGAAAATATTAATGCAATCGGCAAGCAGTGGATCAGGCGTTTCGCCCTTGCCTTATCTAAAGAGACGCTCGGACAAATTAGAGGAAAATTTCAAACAGTACCTATCCCCGGCGAATCAGTCAACTTGAACGCCGATGCGTTGCTTTCTCAGGCGAAAGAGGAGCAGCAAGCACTAAGAGATGAGCTTAAGGAAATTATGGATCAATTGACTTATGTAGAGATGGCCAAGCAGGATTCTGAAAAATCTGAAGCAGTTAACACAATTCAGAAAAGAGTTCCTAATTTAATTTTCCAAGGATAAATAAGTAGATGAGCAGTAAAAAAGAAAAATATAGTGGTTTTCGGCCATATTATAAGGAAACTCAGAAACCTAAAGATCCAAATACTCAAGAAATAAAATTAATGCCCTCCACCATAGAGACAATAGATTTCGCTCTGTATGATTGGCTCAACGAAGAAATGGATATATTTTGCACCACAAACGAGGGGTGGAAGAAAGTTCCTCTCGTCTGGTCGATGGCCGAGCGCGCCCACCAAATAAAAGATAACAAAGACCTAAGAGATAAGAATGTTTTCGTCCTCCCAGCAATCAGTATTGAGAGGACCTCTTTAATCAAAGATCCGAATATGAAGGGGGTCGGATGGGCCCATATCCCGAGGCAAAATGATGCAAAAGGCGGAGCCATAACTGTTGCTCGGAGAATACAGCAGGAAAAAACTTCGAATTTTGCCAATGCAACTGCAAAAAAGAAATATCGCCAACAAACATATCCTTTCCAAAATAAGAAAATAGTCTACGAGACCATTACGATGCCAATCCCCACTTATGTGGTTGCAAACTATAAACTAACAATCAATACGGAATACCAACAACAAATGAATGAGATATTTAATCCGTTCATGACATATACAGGACAAATTAATAATTTTTTCATTCACCGCGATGGCCATAAATTTGAAGGCTTTATAGAGAATGATTTTGGTCTGGAAAACAACATCTCGAATCTTGGAGAGGAGGAGAGAAATTTCAAGACAACTATCAACCTAAAGATAATAGGCTATATCATTGGCATGGCCGGCAATGATAATCAGCCAAAAATCACAAAAAGAGAAAACGCCGCTGAATTTAAATTCACCAGAGAAAGAGTTATACTTGGAGATAAAAAGGATTATTAAATAAATGTCTGATGACGAAAATAAATGGACTAGACCAAAGAATCCTCCACCTCCCCTCTTTCTTGGCGAGAAAGAAAGGGATTTAGTAAAGCAGGTAAATGACGAACTTCTAGAAAGAGTCATCGGCCAGCAAATTCTATATTTACCAGTATCCAGAGAAAGGACAAATTATCACGAACTTTACGGTGAAGCGATAGAGAAAAATTTCCTCCCGCCAGTAAGAGTTTACGCCCTTGTAGAGTTTGATGGAATTAAGACAAAAACAGAAAATTATGGTTTAGATAAAGAAGTGACCATAACCACTTATTTTCACCAAAGAAGGCTGCATGAAGACCAAAACCTCTATGTTAGGGAGGGGGATTTTGTAATGTATGGTGATTATTATTATGAGATTGTCTCGCTTTCGAATGAGCGTCAGCTTTTCGGACAAATAGATCATAAATTTCAAATTATGGCAAAATGTATAAGGGCTAGAAAAGGACTTATTAATTTAGAAAAGCAGGAGGAGCAAGATGGCGAATAATAAATGGTCACGCCCGTCTAATCCTCCTCCTCCCCTGTTCTTTGGAGAGAAGGAGAGAAATTTAGTTAAACAAGTTAACGATGAGCTGATTGAGAGGGTTGAGGGCCAATCAATCTTATATATGCCAATTTCTATGGAATATACAAACTTTCACCCGCTATACGGCGAAGCAATAGACAAATCCTTCCTCCCTCCAGTGAGAGTCTATGCCCTTGTGGAGTTTGATGCCATAGAAACAACTACAGAAAACTTTGGACTAGACAAAGCAAACCACATAGTTGTCAGATTTCACAAACGCCGGATTCAAGAAGATCAAGATTTATATATAAGGGAAGGCGACTATGTTATGTACGGAAATAGGTTTTATGAAATAGTCAAATTAACCGATGGTCGCCAACTATTTGGACAAGTAGAGCACTTATTTCAAATAGAGGCCCACTGTGTAAGGACCAGAAAGGGCTTGATTGATTTGGAAATAATGACTGACGATGTTAAACAATCTGTCCTATCTAATGCTTCTCTTTCATCGTCACCTGGAGACGGAGCCGGCGCAGGCGGAGACGGAGACGGAGCAGGCGGAGACGGAGGCGGTGATGGTGGGGATCCCTTTGTCGCCGCAAAAATTGTCTACACCGCAGACGATCCGACGTCAGACGTGCCGGGAGTGTTGGGAACAGAAATCTCAAAAGGCTCCTCTGTCAACGATTTATTCGGAATTCCTGCAGGCTCGGAATTGGATTACACGACATTTATGATTTTTCAAAATGGTCTGCTACAATTGATTTCTGATACGGAAGACGAAGGTGATTTCTACTTAAATGAGAGCAATGAGATAATTGCAAACATAGATCTGCCTGAAGGAACAATTCTAACAATTGTTTTTTTAACGGCAATTACTTCTTAAGGTGGGTTTTAAATGAGTATTTTTAGAGAACATAAGTCAATAGCAGATAGGTCGGCGGCCGATAGAAAGAGGCACAAACAAAAGATTGATAAAGCACTAAAAGAAGGCATAAAGGATGTTATAGCGGATGAATCGATTATTGGCCAGAATGGTAAGAAAAAAGTAAAAATTCCAGTAAAAGGCATCAAGGAATATCAGCTCGTTTATGGAGAAAACAATAAAAATGAAAAAGTTAGCTCTGCCGGAGATAAGAATGTTAAAAAAGGTCAAATAGTTCGTAAGGGAACTAAAAAAGGAAAGGCCCAAGGGCAGAAAGCCTCAAAAGACCCCGGTGAAGAATATTATGAGGTTGAAGTAACTCTTGAAGAATTAGCTGATTATCTTTTTCAGGATTTAGAATTACCCGATCTCGAAAGAAAGAAATTTAAATTTATTCAACATAAAAAATTAAAAAGATCAGGCTTCAGAAAGCAGGGTATGAGATCTCGGCTCTCTAAAAAAGAAACTATCAAAAGAAAAATAAGAAGAAAGAAAATGGCGATGGCATCCGGTACCTATGATGACTCCACCGAAGAAAGGTTCCCGTTTCATAAAGACGACTTAAAATACAAGCATATGAAGCTCAAGTATGAAGAAAATAATTCAGCCGTCATCTTTTTCTTGATGGATGTTTCTGGCTCAATGGGAAAAGACAAGAAATATATGGCCCGAAGCTTCTATTTTCTGCTTTATCAGTTTTTGAATTATAAGTATAACAACATAGAGGTGGTTTTTATCTCTCACTCTACTGACGCAAAGGAAGTTAGCGAAGATGATTTCTTTAAAAAAGCAACAATGGGCGGCACTGTAATGTCGTCAGCCCTAGAATTAGAAAAAGAAATAATTTCAAAAAGATATCACCCCTCTAGCTGGAACATTTATACTTTTTATTCTGGAGATGGCGAAAATTTCTCCTTTGATGATCCAAAGGTAATAGATTTATTTACAGAACTCAAACAAATAAATCAAATGATTTGCTACGCAGAAATAGATCCATTTGCAAACCCAGAATCCGAGCTTGATGGAATCTTGAATAGATCATTCAATTATAATGTCAGTGAGGCCTCCAAGCTTTGGATAAAATTAAATTCAATAGTGGATGAAAAGTTCAAAAAATTAAAAATTACCAAGGCTGAACACATTTGGCCATCATTTAGGAAATTGTTTGGAGGGGAGCCATGAAAGATTGGACAATAAAAGATCTTCAAGATTGGGATGACGAGATTTGTAAAATTGCAAAAGAAAAATATGGACTTGATTGGTTCCCTATTGAATATGAAATCCTAAACTATCACGAAATGATCGGCGCCATGGCCTACACAGGATTGCCGACACACTACAGACATTGGTCATATGGCAAGAATTTTGAAAGAACGATCACGCGATACAACTTAGGCATGGAAGGTCTGCCCTATGAGATGATTATTAATTCTGATCCCTCGATTGCTTATTTAATGCTTGAAAATCCGATGAGTACTCATTTGTTAACCATGTCACATTGCGTCGGTCACTCTGATTT